GATAATGCCTCAGATGCTGAAGACCATCAGCGCAGTTTGTAGCATGGAAAAACGCTCTATCCAGCAACATTCGAGCAGCGTTAATGCCACTTTCTACTGTAAGCATTGGGATATTTCTAATTGGTTTACCCATCCCAACAAGGATTTCATTGATTGATTTACCAGTCAAGTCTTTATGTCTTGAGTCATGCGGTAACCACCATTCTTTGTATATATACCCCTTATCTTGCAAGACTTGAGCGTAATGATGTACTGTTTTTTGCCTATTTTGGTAAAAATCAATTACTCGAACCTCTCCACCAGCAATTACTTGAACAAACCAGATTGAAGTCATATCTGCCCATCCCAAGTCCCAGAATGTTTGAACAGGAATAGACTTATCAACAATCAAATCACGAATTCTGTTTTCTTCTTGAAGTTTTCGTAATTCATCACCATAAACAGCGCCATCCAGCATTTGCCTTGTATGACCTTCCCACACATTTAAGTAGGAATCCATATCTCTGGCTTTAAGTTGCTCTAATTCATCTTGTAGAACTTTAGGAAACCAAGGGTTATCGCTATGGTTAACCTTCATAACAATAGCATTGTTTGGAGGGTTAACAACAAACCTTTTGTAAGTTTCGTCACTATCCAAGTCTGGGTTAAATGTTACCCATATCTCTGAATCAGGCTTACGAATCGTAGGAATCAATGTCTCCCATGATGCTTTAGATACAGCCTGACCCTCCTCTACCCAACAAATATCAACACCCTCAAATGACTTGATTGATGTTACATTGTGTTTTAAACCAACAAAAGAGAACTCAGAGCCATTTTTCCCATAGATAGCTGTTCTTTGTACATCAAACAGATCAGCTACGCCCATAGCCTTAATTTGGTCTGCCAACAAAGCAATTACAGAGTCTGAGATTGAATTCTGCAATTCACGAGCGCATAGAACCCTAATAGGGTTTTGCATGGATAAAGCAATCAACGCCCTAGCAACACTCCAAGACTTAGCAGAGCCACGACCACCATAAAGGATTTTGTATCTCTTTGGCTCAAACAGGAATCCTAGCTTTTCGGGAAAGTCTAGGTTAATTTCCATCAGGACGCTTTAGATTGATGTTGATACCAGATACCTGAACTGGACCACCATTAGCGCCAGTCATCTCAGTTCTTGATAGCTTAGGAGCAGCATACTCAGCTAACTTAGCAATCATGTCTAAGGCTTTGTAAGGGTCTGGGCGAATCTCTCGGTCTGGGTCGCCTTCAGCAACTAATTCTAGCCACTTAGAGACATTTTCTTTGTTTCCGTCTAGTAGATCACGAATGGTATCTCTAAACTCAACTGTAGTCCGATTAGGCACACCCTTGGGGCGACCTCTGCCCTTTTGGGCTTCAAATTCGGAATTTCTGTCCCGTAAATTATTCATTTTGTTTGACTCCTCTAGGGTTGGTCAAGGTTAGTATCTACTCACAATGAGTAGAGTTAGTATATCACTTGCCTTTGTATTTGCCCATTTTTTTGGCGGCTTCTGCTATTCCGATCGCAACCGCCTGACGTTGGTTTTTTACAACACTTCCGCCTTTGCCAGAATGTAACTCTCCCTTACCAAACTCTTTCATCACAGTAGCCATTTTAGCTTTACCTGCTTTGTTCATCTTTGGAGTTTTCATTTCTTATTCCTTGCAGAAATTGCTTTAGCCTTTGATCTGGCATCAGCTTTAGAACTAGCACCCCACGCTTGTAGGCTTTGCAACAAACGAGTAGGGCTACCATCAGGCTTACGCTCTGGCCCTGCCATGTTACCCATGCGAGCCAAGAAAGACGCTCTGCGTGGATTATCGCCAGATTTAACAGGAGGCTTTAGATTGCTACCCGCATTTTCACGCTCGTAAGATTTCCGACCCTTTTCATTGAGTCCGCCTTTAGGGTTTTTACCCTCTTTACGAGTCCAAGCTGCGCTCATTTCTTTTTAGCAGTCTTAGCCGCTTGCTTAAACGCAGACGCAGTTGGCGCACCCTTCGAGCCAACTTTACGCATACGCTCTGGAGTCTTGCCAGCAGCTTTTTGCGCTTCAATCCGCTTTTGTTTAGCATGAATGTTAGCGTAGAGGCCGTTCATTTTTTAGGCTTCTTTGCTTTGTTCTTTGCAGTTCTTTCGCCACGCACAGGCATTGGCTTAGTCTTCTTCTGCATAAGTTTCTGCATCATCTCCAGAGCTTGCTGATTTGTCGTTCCCATGTTTTTCCTCGGTTATTGGCCCACCAGTAATCCATGCCTCACAAGTTCTCTTGGAAGCACACTTAAAGTCAAACGCTTCGCAGTAACCTAAGTCACCAGCATCAATCACTTCCCAAGCGTCCATTTCCTCGCCATTAGCCTCAAGACCTGACTCAATGCAAGCCAACATCTTAGGGGTTTGGATAAATGCAGCGCAATTGCCACAGCGAGACTTTTTAGCTTGATCTGGGGAGTTTCTCCAAGCACGAGAGAGTTCACGCCAGTAATCCATATTCGGCTCGTTAGGATTCATTGGGCCATAGTTGACCTTATCAATGGCTTTCTGACGATTCTCAAGATTGACCTCTACATCGCCTGTCGCTACTGGACAAGCCTCGCCTTTTTTCTCTTGGCTTTGTATCTCAATTTCAATCTTTACGGATGGCTCTAATAGTCCAGACATAACAGTCCTCAAGGAGTTTTAACCATTATCTCACATAAAAAAAGAGGGTACAAGACCCTCTAAAACCTTGGCAACTCAGTAAGGCATTGGTACATCTTGAGGCCATAGACCTAAAGACTTGAGTTTATTGTAGGTGCGTTTATGGGCTTCTGTCCACATATCTTGGCGTTCTTGTTTTGACAGTTTATTGCCCTGATCTAGCTGATGATGGCAAGTTTGGCATAGAGCAGCCGTGTACTCGTCACTTGCCTTGATTCCTTTACCTTTATTCCCAAACAAAGACCAATTGCTATGTGCGGCTTGTGTTTGACCTTCTACTCCGCAGTATTGGCATGGCAAACTTGCAACATTTTTTAGGTGTTGCTTTGACCTAAAGTATTTGTATTTAGGGAACATCATCTTAAAGCCCTATCTAAAGAATCACCACGCTTTAGTCGTTGTTGAACCTTATCGCTGTTTTTTCCTAGATAGTCACAAAGCTGTTGCATAGTGTATTTCTTTGATTCGTACTCAAGAATAACATTGTCTCGCCTGTTGTTTTGTTGTTCTTTTTGTGTTGCCCATCTACAGTTTTCTTTGCAATAGTCGCCATTCACATCAATCCTATCTAATGTCATACCTTTTGGCGGAAGACCCATATCTTTAAAAAATACTTCAAAGCTATCCCAATCTTTGCTTATTTTTATACCTCTACCACCATAAGTATGATATTTTTTATAAGCAGGATTTAGACATCTATTTCTCATATTTGACCAGATACTGTAAATTTTTGTTTTTGTCATGCCATGAACTTTTTTTGCACGACCTTTAGATACAGCCACATCTAAAAATAAACATCCACAACTCTTGGTACTTCCAGACTTCAAAGAGCTTCCACTAACTAAGCATTGATTACCACAATCACAACGGCAAAACCACTTGACACTTCCAGACGAACCTCTCTCTGAGCTTTTTTCAATGACAGTTAGTCTTCCATATCTAATACCAGTTCTATCAACAAATTTACCCATTTCAACTCCTTTTAAAGTTGAAAGATCATAAGCTATTACGAACTTTTATGCAATCTCAACGACTTTATCTCCATGTGATCTTATGTAGTCTTTTGTTTTCTGAATGTATCTCTCAAACTCTGATCTTGAGATACTTCCTTGCTGTAGATCAGCATATTCGATTAAATCTCTACAGGCTTTGATTCCTTCTCCGTCCAATCCCATGCTCAGAGTCTCTTGGTAACGCATAGCGGCTTTATGGAGGCTTTCTTGGGCTTTCTCGCAGATAGGTAGCACCTCTGGGCCTACTCCGTTCTTTCCCATCATTTCAGATAGGTTTAAAACATCGACTAGTACTCGCCAGTCATGGATTGTGCCATTGCCCTTAGTGATGGACTCCAAAGCGGAATACTCAAGCATCCTTAGTTTGTTCAGTTTGTCCCTCTGAGTTATTGCTGCTCCGATTATTCCGTGCTGTATCGGGTCGATCAGATTCCAGACTTTGCGCTTCGTTCTTTTTCTCATTATCTTTTCCAAAGATGGCATCCCATCTATTTGCATATTCTTGGTTGCTTACTTGAAACGGACGAGGAATTGACCCCTTGCTCATGTGTTCTTCTCCTTGAGTTTGGCTTCAATGGCTCGGGCAAATGTTGTGTCAGTCCAAGGTGCAGTCCAATCACGCTTATAACGAACGCTGTTAATCTCCTCATCCGTCAGCCCTACCCATGTGCGCTGTGGTGGGGTGGCGACAAGTTCCCAGTCACGATTTCGCCATTCCCACTCGGCCCCGCAGATGCAGTGAAGTTCTGAAAAGATTGGCGAACCAGAAGTATTTTGTTGGTTCGCCAATTGCTCCCTTTTAAGTTCGCCATAGTTCCATACCGCTTCCCCAAGTTGCGCCTCGGTTTTGGTCAGCCGTTGCTCCAATTCGTCACGCTGTTTTTCCAACTCATAAAGTCCGTACAAACTGGCTTTCATGGATTCGATTTCAGCGGCACGGATACGGGCCAGTGCATTGGCTTTGCCGAGTAGGTCATGCAGTCTGCGCAATTCATCATTGACAGGCTCATCCTTCGCTTCTAGTGCGGCTTTAATGGCGGTGATGGCTTCTTCTTTGAGTCCTTGAGGACGCCATTCATCAGTCCATCCCAACGCCTCCAATGCAAGGCGTAATGCTTCTGTATGCGTCATAGGTATTGCCCCATTTGGTTTAAACTTGTTTTGTAGGCTTTAGCCATGATTGCTGACTTTGCCAACGTGGGCATTACCTTGTTGTTTTCTACATCAGACAAGTAAGATTTTGCACAGCCAATTTTTTTGGCCATTTTTTCTAACGACATATCAGTTTGGCAAAGCCGTAGCCCTCTTAAATATTCACCAAGGGTTACTTTTTCATCCAATGCAAGGCGTAATGCTTCGTCTTTAGTCATGCTTCCCTCACATAAATAGCAAAACTTGCAGCAGTATCACCAAATGGCAATTGCTCTAATTTTTTAGCAATACGCTCTCGCTCTTGTTGAGCAACTAAATTGGCAAAGGCTACAAGCCCTTCCGTATAGGTTGGCTTACCTACAAGACCAGACTGCCTAGCCATCTCAATGATTTCATCTTGGGTCATACAAAGCCTTTATAAAGTAAACCACTAGCAACCAAAAAGTCGCTAGTGATAAAACAATCAATATCCAAACTGCTTGTTTACTCACGCTCGTACTCAACAATCTTTGCGTGATCTGATTCTGCTAATAAGTGGCTTGACAACATCATCGTGCCACGCATCTCAATCTCAATGAATTGCTCATCAGACAACAGTGCAAAGACGTCTGTACCTTGGTAGTGGATTGACTTGAGATTCTCAGCATAAGTGCCCTCCTCGTCAGTCTCGTATGTCAAGACGCATTGCACAGTCTCGTCACCAGCACCAGTAGTTGTTTCAAATTTGAATTCGTGTTCCATGACTTAATCCTTAAAAGTACCCTTGCGAATTGCTTGGGCTAACGTGATTGTATAGTTTTCTCAACACTTTGTTGAAAAATATATCTAAGTATTTACCCTAGATCAATTCCGTTGTTTGCAGACCACGAATAAAGCCACTCAATAAACTCGTTTGCCATTTCTTTAGTGAAGTTTCTCGTCTGAAAGCCTAATTGGACAATTCCAGAGCCATCAAGGTTAGGGACTACTTTGCCTTGGATGTTTTCTACCTCACGCAAGTATTGGTCAACCAATAAGCGCTTCCAGTCCTCAGCAGACCACTTTGCACCCATGTGCTGCGCTTGTTTAGCAATATCACCAATCATGGCGTGATATTTTTCCTCTTGCTCACGAGTTTTGCTGACTAGCTTGATTTCCATCGTTAGGTGCTTGCCAGCATCTAAGGCTTTGGTTATCTTGTCCCAATGAAGACGAATACTAGTTTTCGCCTGTTCTGTGCTTGTCAGATGAATAATCATTTGTATTCTTCCTCGGCTAATTGGCAAAAGATAGAACACTCAATATGCTGTTCTTCAGGATAGTTTCCGTCAGTAGGCTTTAACTCGTCAAGATAACGATCTTTAAAGATTGTTTGCTTCTTAAATCTTTCCAACTTAGCCATTCGATCAAAATGTTCAGGGAAGTCCACTTTTATTTTGTTCCAGTAGCCCATCCCACCTTTTACGCAACCAATACAGTTATTGTTGTGATACCCAAGGCGGTACATCTCTGGCAACTCAATGTTGGCGTTTCTTAACATTGCCAAACAATCCTCTTTACCCAAACCTTTGTCAATCAATGGCGTCCAAATGTTGACATCATTGTTGGCATCAATAAATCGGTCTAAACGAGATTGTTCTTCAGCCGTATAGCCAAATACTTGTCTGTCAGTAGCTTCCTCAAAACGCTCTCTAATCTGCTTTTTTAACGCTCTAGTACAAGGCGCACCCTTGGGTGTGCGAATGTAATTCTTCTCAAACACACGATAAATTGATCTATCGTAAAAGTCGTTGCCTAAAATCTGTATCTCTTGACCAAACCATTTTTCACATTCTTTGAGAAAACGCTTGTTATCTGGGTGTTCTTCTTTAACTTCTGTGTAAGCAATGATTAAAGGCAACTTACCAGCGTTCTCAGCAATAGCCAACTTTGTAGCTACCGCACTAGCAGCACCACAGGAAAACCAACAAACTATTCTCATTCCAGACACTCCTTTACACAAATATCTACACCTGCTTCGCTTGAATAAACCTTCGAAACATGGATGTTGACGATCTGTGAATCATCCTTGTAAACCACGCCATTCATGCCATCTTCTACGCTTTTCAGGATATTGGACGCATCAGGCTTCTTAATTGGCTTCTCTGAGCCGTTTTGAATGGCCTCCAAGCGTTTTTTAGTGCATGACTTAGGCACGCATACCCTGATGTACAGATAAAGCGTTACAGGCGTTTCTAGTGGCTCGGAACTTCCCATTGCTTGTTTGGCAGATTCCTTGATTAAGGTTTCATAAGTTCTGGTTTTCTCAGGGGTGTAGGCTTGGACAAAGTTGCCACGCTTTGCATACCTTGCTCTTTGTTTGCCAACAGGGTTGCCATCAACCTTAAATGAAACGATAAAAGTCATTCGAGTTTTCCTTCTTTCATTTGCGCCATAAACGCTCTTATTCTGTCTCTTGAGCCAGAGCCATAGATTCTTTCTGCTCTCTCAAGCCTTGCTCGAATCAAATCACGATTCTTTGTTTGTTCCCAGTTGTGGAATAACTCTCGGGCTTCTGCCTGCTCGAGGATTACCCTATCGTTTGGGTTTTCTACATTACGCCTGCTGAAGGTCACCAGTAAGCTCCAATGCTTTGTTTATCAGGTGTAAAGGGTAGGGGATGCCTTCACGCACCTTGTCTAGTAGTTTCATGGCTTCATAATGACTCACTTAGGATTCTCCAGGCTGTTGCTGCACAAAGTGGCACTTGTCCATTTCCAATGGCTTTAAGTCTGTCCACCCTAGCGGCCACCCCATTAGCCACTCTACCCACATCGGGTTCAGAATCCCACCAGCTCTGTCTTTTCCTATCAAAACTACTGTCCCTAGACCAGGAGACTGTCTCTTGAATTCCGATGGACTTCCCTTTTCGTTTGACATATGGCAAGTAGGTGTTGGCCATGTTCTGCGACCAACTACTGTCTCCAAGTTTGGATTCCTTTTCTCGTTCCAAGCTGATTCTGGAGTTATCGTTGCTGCCATTGCCGAGCAACTTCTTGGTGTTGGCCATTTTTCCGACAATCCAGATTCTGTCCCTTTGATGGTTTGCTCCAATG